AAAAGGTCGAGGGGACCTTTACACCGGACTCCGGCCACTGCAACGATTTATGTTGAATCGTTGGTCTACCATGCCGTTTTCGACGATGTGTGATAACATCGAAGAGCGCATACAAGAACGTATGTATGGGCCAGGCTATAAGGACCGTGGTGATTACTTCATTTCGGGAGATTATTCTAATGCAACCGACGCCATGAATATGGACGCCACTGCGTTGGTAATCAACCGAATTGTCGAAAATTGCGGCCTTAGTGGCACACTATTGGGTGAGCGCGCTATTGCGAGTCTCCAAGGTGCCTGGGTAGAGTATCCTGATGGGCAAAGGATTAAGCAGACCCGTGGTCAGCTTATGGGCCACCCATTGAGCTTTCCTATCCTTTGTTTGATTAACTTGAGTACTTATGTGTGCTTGTTCGACGTCGAGACGTTGGGCGAGCTCTGTCGCTCTCGCCTCTTGGTGAACGGCGATGACATCCTGTTTCAGGGTCAATATCGATCCTACTCCGACTGGCGCTATTATGGCGCTATGACGGGTTTGGTCGTTAATGAGTCTAAAACTTATGTACATAAGAAGTGGACGCTGATCAATTCGGTTCTCTCTAAGAGAGGCTCGACTGTGCCTTATTACAATCGCGCTCTTGCGATTGGACATCGGGTTAAGTCTGAGCCGCGAAGATTGATTACGCAATCGGGCCAGATCTGGGAAGATCTGGGACGCATCGAAGGTCGAGTCGCGAAGACCGGCCGTCGGCACTTTCTTAAGACACTAAAGTCTCAGCTTCCGAAGGTTCGAGGTAGAGGTGGACGTAATTACGTTCCGAACTACTTCGTTCATAAGGAGCTAGGAGGTCTTGGTCTTAAGAATGGCGAGGGACGCGAAGTTAAGATTACAACCGACCAACGTCGGGTTGCAACTTATTTTGCGCGGAACCCCATGCGTAAGCGAGCTATCGAGAAGATAGGCTCTGCCCCAACCGCGTGCGAGCAGGCTGTAAAGCATGCTCTCAAGATGAGTCCGGCCGTAGAAAGCTGGCTCATCGACGGACGCCCCGTGCATGGGCCTCTGCCCTTCTTAGAAGACGCAGAAGCTCTGCAGGATTTATACATGAAAAGATCTCTCATGTGTAAGTCGTGGGTGCTTAATCAGAAACCTTTCGATTCTGATACGCATCTTATCCGTCTCTTCGTTTCCGAAGCTCTTCGACACAAGGAGAAACCTATGTCGAAGAAGAAAATACTCAACCATCAGAACCAACGATTCCGAGTGGCTACCGCAGCTATTCCAGCGAAACCTCTATGGAATACAATTGATCATTGTATTCCGGCTTCTAGCAGTTAGAACGTTTCGCTACGGTACGAGCCGGATCCCGTCAGAGATGACGTTAAACATCTGCCGTCTGGGAAGACGTTAAACATCCATTGGGTCATCATCCTCATAGGCCAAAACGTTTAGGAAGCGCTCCGTCCCAGAGCGTGGATTTGTAAACATTTACGTACTAAAATCTAAGAAATTAGACGAACGTCGACAGACCGCACGACCTAGCTCGTGATTCTGCGAGTAGATGATGATGAACGG